GGCGGCCCGTACCGGGCTGCGGCTGCACAACGAAGGCAAGAGCGGCGACGGGCTCAAGCCCGAGACCGTTCGGCGTGCCAACATCATCGCTGCCCGCGAAGAGCTCACCGAGGACCACGTCCGAGAGATGAATGCGTGGTTCGCCCGGCACGAGTCCGACCGACGGCCCGACTGGAACAAGCAAGGCGAGGAAACGCCGGGCTTCGTGGCGTGGATGCTTTGGTCCGGTGACGCTGGCCAGCAGTGGTCTGCCAGGAAAGTCGAACAACTAGACGCCGAAAGCGACAGGAGCAATCCGATGGAAGGCATCATCGAAAAGCGTGATATGCCGTTCGAGGACGAGGGCGAGCTCGTCATCGAGACCCGTGCCGATGGGCGGCCGGTCATCAAGGGCTATGCCGTGGTCTACAACCGGCTCAGCGTCGACCTGGGCGGGTTCCGCGAGCGGATCATGCCTGGTGCCTTTGACGCCGTGCTCAACCGCCAGCGGGGCCGCAGCGACCTGGTGAGCTACTACAACCACAACCCTGACATCTTGCTGGGCCGGGAGTCGAGCGGCACGCTTGAGGTGTTCTCGGATGAGAAGGGTATCGGCTACATCGTGACGCCGCCGGCCACGCGGGCCGACATCGTCGAGCTGGTCCAGCGGCGTGACGTCAAGGGCTCGTCGTTCACGTTCAGCGTGGACAAGGGCGGCGAGGCGTTCGTCACGGACGAGACAGGCCGGGCGATCCGCGAGGTGCGGGCCGCCACGATCTATGAGCTGGGACCAGTGGTGCAGCCAGCGTACCCGTCTACGTCTGCTGCGGTGGCCATGAGGTCGTACCAGGCATGGCTGGAAGAGCAGCGCTGTGGGTGCGAGAAGATTGACGGCGTGGCTGAGCAAGCCCGCAAGCAGCAAAGTCAGTTTGCAATGAATGCCGCTATTCGGCTGACTGCGGCTCGGCTGAAGTCCTATCTGAGAAACTGCGGCACAGGCAGTGGCGGATTCACAGCAGGCAATACGTGTGGCAAGGGTGGCGGGTCTGGCGACCCGGGGTCTGGTGATTCGGGTGGTTCGGGCGGAGGAACTGCAGGCGGGGCTGTGTCAGACGGGCCTTCGGGTGGTGGGACTGATGGCAAGCCAGACCAAAGCAAGTCGAGCGTGAAGCGCAAAGAGCGCTATTTGGACCGTATCGAAGGAACGCAAAAAGAAGCTGACCGAGAGGTCAAGAAAGCAAACGACAAAGTTGCCAAGCTGCAGAAAAAGGTGGCTGAAGTAAAAAGCCAGCTTGCTGCCGGATCACAGCTTGAGGCTGCAAAGCAAAAGGTTGCAGCCGCTGAATCAAAGCTTAAGTCTGCGTCAGCAAAGAAGTCAGAACTGACGCAAAAACTTGACTCAAGCAAGGCTCGCATTGCAGAGCTTAAGGCCAGGCTGGATGCGATGAAAAAGAGATCGGCTGCCGACGAGCTGGACGAGGAGCTGGTCAAGGCTCTTGATGAGGCCGATAGCCTGCGTCGGCAGATTGTCGACCTCAATGATGTCCTTGACGGCATCGCATCGGACTTGAACTAGGAGCTTCATGCGTGGCAAAGCCCGGTGATCCCTGCCCCAAATGTGGGAAGGGACGCATCCGTACACGCTCCAGTCACCCACTCGACGAACAGCGTCAGGTGCGGTATTTGGAGTGCCAAGCGTGCGAGTACAAGGCCAAGGCCATCGTGCCGGCGCTGACTGTGTGGCGTCGGTCTTTTGTATCGTACAAACAACCTTGATGGCTTAGCGGCGTGCATGCCTTAGCGTGAGTGACAGACACGGATCTGTCACCCGATAAGGGAGTGCCAAGGATGGCCGCCTCGCTCAACAAGCTCCAAGACCGTGCAGCCGCTGTGGCTGCCATGCTCGACGACCTTTCCAAGGTCGAGGATCGCACCGAAGGCCAGGCGGCCGACGTCGAGAAGCTGACCGCCGAGGCGGCCGAGCTCGAGCAGCGGCTCGCTCAGGAAACCGCCATCGCCGAGAAGATCGCCAGCCTTCGTGGCAAGGTCGCCGCGTCGGCCAAGCCCGTGGCCGTCGAGGCCGAGGCCCCCGTCACGCGCAAGGTGCAGCACGTCGGCCGGGTCCGTGGCTTCGCGTCGGCTGACGACGCCGAGGTCTGCGGTCGCTGGATTCGCGGCTACCTGCTGAACCGCACCGAGGATCGGGCGTGGTACGAGAAAAACGTTGAGAGCCGGGCGCTGTCGAGCAACGACAACGCCAAGGGGGCGGTGCTGATTCCTGAGTCTTTCGCGGCCACCGTGATCCGCTTGGTGGATTCGTTCTCGTCAATTCCCCAGCAGGCCAACGTCATCCCGATGTCGAGCAACACGCTCTACATCCCGAGGCGGACCGGCGGAAATACGGCGTACTTCGTCTCGGACAACAGCGAGACGACCGCCAGCGACATGGCGACCGACAACGTGCTGCTGTCCACGAAGGACTGCCGCGTGGCGACCCGCGTGCCAAACAGCCTGATCGAAGACTCGGTCATCGACCTGGCCGGACTCGTGGCCCAAGAGTTTGCCTTGGCCCTGAGCCGCAAGATCGACGACGCCGGCTTCGCTGGTGACGGCACCTCGACGCACGGCGGCATCCGTGGCATTCAGTGGCGGTTCGAGAACGAGTCGCTCGCCGGCGAGGTCGACTCGGGCGAGTCGGGTCTCTCGGCCATCACGGTGGATGACTTCGCCGAGACCATCGGCAAGCTTCCCAGCTACGCCCGTGCGACGGCAGGATGGTACGTAACTCCGCAGGTCTACAGCACCTGCATGCTGCCCCTGATGCTGGGTGCCGGTGGTGTCTCTGCCGCCGAGCTCTCGGCCGGTGCCAGCGAGCAGCGGTTCATGGGCTATCCGGTGTACTTCAACAACAGCATGCGGACGGCCCCGACGAGTGACCAGGTGATCGCCCTCTTCGGCGACCTGCGGATGAGCACTCACTTCGGCCTGCGTTCGCAGATCGCTGTGCGTGCCTCGACCGACCGTTACATCGAGTTCGATCAGACGTACTTCCAGGCCATGTGTCGGTTCGACGTTGTCACCTCGGACATCGGCGACGCGAACACCGCCGGCCCGGTCGTCTCGCTCAAGCTCTGACCCTCTAACTGATTCACAAGGAGAGACCCTGACATGAACCCCGTTGCGAACAGCAAGAGTGTCGTGAGCTTGTCCCTCGCCGCTGGCGTTGCCTCGGCTGGCACTCACACCGTGGCGATCGACTGCCTCGGCTTCGACTCGGTGAGCATTGACGTGGGCTACCGCTCGATTGCCAACACCTCGGCCCCGAGCGTGGTGGTCGTTCGTCATAGCGACACGGACGGCTCCTACGGGGCCATCGCCGGCCTGGTGCAGGGCACCGACTACACGGTGGCTGCGGTGGGCAACACCGCCACGGTCAACGTGACGCGGTTTAACCTGACGACCAAGGATCTGAAGCGGTACCTGCAGGTGGCGGTCACGCCGTCTGCGGACGCGACCGCCAACGCCAGCAACAACACCATCGTCGTGGCGGCTCGCCTCGGCAAGGGTGAAGCCGGCGTCGATTCTGCGGCCGACGCGAACGTCACCACGTTCGTGACCAAGTGAACCCTGGCTGATTGACGACTACTCCAACCAGAGGAGGATGCCGTGGGCGCGGCGTCACCTGTGGCGGGCGTAAAGCCTGCCGTGCTTGACACTGGCTCCGGGCCGGTGCGTGTCATGTGTGCCATGTCCGTGCCTCGGCTCGGCTGGCAAGACCACATGTTTTGTTGGCCTAGGGGCCTCATCCCGTACGGCATCTCGCCCGTCCGGCTTGAGGGTGCCTTCTGGGGCCAATGCCTTGAGCGTGTGCTCGCCGAGATGGTCGAGCTCGACGACGATCCCAAGGCACCGCCGCTGTGGATTCTGACCCTCGACTACGACACGATCTTTGAGGCAGACGCGGTTCCCCGCCTGCTGCAGTACGCCACGGCCAGCGACTACGACGTCGTGGCGGCGTTGCAGATGAAACGTCGCACGGACGAGCCGTTGTTCACCATGGCGGCGACCAACGGTGAGCGGATGGCTGAGGCCCCGCGTGACTGGTTCATCCTTCACAACATCGTGAAAGCCAACACGGCCCACTTTGGATTCACGATGATTAGGGCAGCGGCACTCAAGCGGATGCCGCACCCGTGGTTCCTGGGCAAGCCCGACAAGGAAGGGAAGTGGGGGCCAGAGCGAATCGACGACGACATCCACTTCTGGCAGGTCGCTGAGAAGGCTGGCGTGAAGTCAGGCGTCTGCACGCGGGTGTGCATCGGGCATGCCGAGGTGCAGTTCAAGTGGCCCGACCAGAACATGCGTGGGCTGGTTCAGCACCCTGGTGATTTCTGGGAACGTGGCGGCAAGCCGCCGGAAAAGGTGTGGCAATGATTGAGACGGCACAAGTGCGGTTTCGGCGGCCCTACAAGGCGTACAAGACGGGTCGCGTCTACACGTTCGCCAAGGGCGTGGCTCGCTCGCTCGAGCTGTTCGGCAAGGCCGACATCGTGCGGCAGCCCGTGATTGAGTTTGCCACGGCCCCCGAGCCCGAGCCGATTGAGCGTGCCGTCGCGCCGGTCGCCAAGGCTCCACGAGGCCGCAGGAAGAAAGCCGTATGAGCCTGTTCTATCGCGGCACGATTGCGAGCCAGTACCGCAGCCTGGTGGTCAGCACCGCCAGCGGCACCGGCGACCGTCCGGTCAGCGTGGCGGATGCCAAGGCCCATCTGCGGGTCGTGGATACGACCGAGGACGATGACTACATCGGGGCGCTGATCGACGCGGCGACCACCTGGTGCGAGGACTACTGCGACCGCACCTTCGCCGACAAGACGTACACCGTGGCGTTCGATGACTTTTTCGGGACACGCATTGAGCTTCCGCGCCCGCCAGTGCGATTGAACGTGACTGCCGCGAGCGCCACGGTGACTATCTCGTATGTGGACACGGGCGGTGCCACGCAGACGCTGACGTGGGCTCAGTCGGGCACGCAGAACTTTCGGCTGGATCGGGACCACGTGCCGGCGTTGATCTATCCCACGTACCTCGACGTGTGGCCGAGCGTGCGGATCGACGACAAGAGCGTGCAGATCACGTACCTGGCTGGCTACGGCGGGGCGGCCAATGTGCCCAAGCCAGCCGTGCACGCGATCAAGATGCTGGTCGGCCACTGGTACGCCAACCGCGAGGCTGTGGGAAACGTGGGCGATAACGTGCCGCTTGGTGTGGCGGCGCTGCTCGAGCCCCTCAAGTGGAAGCAGTACACATGAGCATTGAAGGCCGCATCGCCATTGACGTGAACTTTGCAGACTCGTCTGACGCCACTGGCGTGCAGTCGCTGAAGAAGATTTCGCTGGCAGCCACGGACACATACACCACTGGCAAGGTGGCCCTGCTGACTGGCACATGCGGACCCGATCTTGTGACGGTCGTGAATGACGGCGTAACGACCTACAAGAACGCCTCTGGCTCGGCGGTCACTTTTACAACGCTTAGTCGCTGTGCGGCACAAGTCGTTGGTACCAATGTGATCGTGTACGACAACTTCAGCACACTCGTCTGCAAGGGTGGGGCAGTTTCTGTGTTTGAGCCGTCAACAAAGACAATCACGGTCAACACGCAGTCAGGCACGGCTTCATACACACTTGTCGTCTACGGGACGTGAGCCATGCTGAAAGCCGGCATCATGGACCAGAAGGCTGAGATCCAGACGCCCACCGAAGGCGTTAACAGCATCGGCGAGCCGACGTTCACCTACTTGGCGTTCGCCACTAGGTGGATCGCACTGCTGCCGCTGTCCGGTGCTGAGCGTGTTGCCAGCCTGCAGAACGAGGGCACGGTCACGCACCGGGTGCGGATGCGGTACACGCCGGGGCTGAAGCCGAAGATGAGGTTGGTGAGCGAGGGTCGCACGTTCGAGATCGACTCGGTCGTAGAGCGTGGCCGACGCGAGGAGCACGAGCTCCTGGTCACGGAGGTCGTCGACTGATGGCTGTGCAGCTGGGTATGTCGGTTGACGGCGTCAAGGAAGTCCTGCAGGGCTTCCAGGCGTTGCCAATCGGGCTGCAGCGAAAGTACCTGCGGGCCTCGGTCAACAAGGTCACCAAGCCCTATGTGCAGCCCGTAAAAGCCTTGATTGCCCGTGGGCCGACCGGCAACCTCAAGCGGTCGGTGGGCGTGGTTACGGAAGCCAAGGTCAAGGGTAAGACGCAGACTGCCGTGCTCGGGTTTAGGCGTGGCGATAAGAGCGGCCAGAACGGCAAGAAGTCTGGCTATCACGCCTGGTGGATCGAGAACGGGGTGAAGACGCGGCAGCCGAAGAACGGCCGGGCACTCAAGGTGCCAATGGCCATGGCCAAGAAATACAAGTACCTCATGGGCAAGGTGTCTCTGGTTGGCGGCGAAGACGGCGGGTCGATCTTCTTTCGCCAAGTCAATGGCTTTGCCGGCACGGGCAAGTTTGCGGCATGGGCCGACCAGACGCTGCCACGCATCCGAGACGCCCTGCAGACAGAGCTCGTCAGCGCTCTGGCCAAGGCAGAAGCCGAGGCAATGCGGCGTGCGGCTAAGAGGTTCAAATAGTGGCCACTGTCACCCACATTGACGAGTCGCTGCTGCAGGTGCTGACGGCTAACGCCGAGGTTGCCCTGCAGGCCGGCAGCCGCATCTACCAGGTGCAGGCCCCGCAGGGAACTGTGTTCCCGTGCGTCGTGTTCAACCGAGACTCGCAGCTCAAGACGCCGTTCACGCACATGCTTGGGGCTGGCAGTTTAATCCGTGCCACGTACACGTTTTCCTGCATCTCCGACAACCTGCTCGAGGTGCGAAACCTCGCTCGGGCCGTAAAGGCAGCCCTACAATACAAGAGCACGTCTGCCATCCGCCTGGCATCCTGCGTGAGCGAGGACGACCAGACAGAGCCGGCAGCGAGCGGGGAGCAGCTCCCCATCTACCGCACGGATTTGCAAGTAGAAGTCACCTACAGTGAACCCTGAGCAGGGAGGCTCAGACCATGGCGAAAGACATCGGACAGGGCACCTACGTCACGTTTGGCACTATCGTTGGCTCCGCTGCAACGCAGTACGCTGTCAACAGCGTCTCGCTCGGTGGCGTGTCGCGTGACGTGGTCGACGCCTCGCACCTCCTGACCAGCGGTGGCAAGGAGTTCATCGGCAGCGAGTATTACGATCCGGGCGAGCTGACGCTTGAGATTCACCACGATCCGTCGCTCAACCCGGTCAACCTGCTGACCAACGTGAGCACCGTCCAGGTCTGCACCATCATCTTTGCCAACGGCGGCAACACCACGGCGAAGTGGTCGGCCTATGGCTTTGCGTCTGCCTTCGAGGCGTCGGCCCCCAAGGACGACATGATGACCGGCTCGCTGACCATCAAGCTCAGCGGCAACCTGAACGTTGGCTAGTCAGCAGGAGGCGCGGACTGTGGCTCTTACCCGTGAGCAAATCAAGGCCAAGCGTGGCGTTAGGCCGCGTGTGCCCGTAGAAGTGCCAGAGCTTGGCACGGTCTACGTCGCCAAGATGACCGCCAAAGACCGCGATGCTTTCGAGCAGATGGTCACTGGCGGCAAGGTTGGTGGCGTCAACCTGACGAACATCCGGGCACGGTTCGTTGCCCTGGTGTGCGTCAACGAAGACGGCACCAAGATGTTTGAGGAAGGCGACGCCGAGTGGCTCGGCGAGCTCGACACGGACATCGTGCAGGCCATCGTCGACGAAGGCTTCCGGCTCAACGGCATCGGTGGCAACGCTCTGGAGGACGCCACAAAAAACTAGAGCGCCGCCCGATCATCCTCTTCCTGTACCGCCTGGCCCTGAAGCT